GATGGTAATCCAGCTACACCCGATATGAGGTTTATGCCAGATGACATTCTCAAGAAGAAGATGCTTGATACTTTCGTAGATATCAACGATGTCTTTGTTGTAGTGGATGACAGGCAAAAGGTTGTTGATATGTGGAGGAATCTCGGTCTTAACACTTTCCAAGTAGCACCTGGTGACTTCTAAAAAAGTCCAGAAAGTGCTTGACATATATAGTATTTTATTAGTAGCTTTGGCTGTAATTAAAAGGAGAAAATAAATGAGTTCAAGAATAGATTATGTAGATGCTCTCGGAAATCTAATGCAGGGTATCAAAGATGATTACGCTGGTTGGGGTAGTAACCCTAACGATTTAAGTGATTCACAAAAAGATATCAGGCTTAAAATGATTGATGACTTCAACAAAAACTTAGATGTTAAGAGTGGTAGGAAGTTTGATAAGATTATCGCTAAAGGTTCTGTTTGGGGTTTCATCGCTAAAGACGATGGAGTTCATAAAGGTATCCCTCACAAGATGGGAGATGTATTTAAGGCAGCTGGTTGGTCTGCTCCTGCTAAGTGGGCTAGAGGTTCTATCTTTAGTGATAAGAAGTTTTACTCTTGGACAGGTCCTAACTACCTTATATAATGAGAGGTCAAGAACTAATAGATTATATCATCGATAGGTTCGATGGCAGTATAGTCCAAGATAACAAATGGCGTGTCAATGGTTCAAACGGAAATCATTACTGGGTTGAATGGCATCCCTTTCACAAACATTATAGTTGTGGTTGTAAAGGATATGCTTTCAGAAGAACCTGTAGACATATCAAAGATTTAAGTAATACATTCAAGAAAAATATTTTTGCAAATAATGCTTGACTTGTATTGTTTTTATTCGTAGCTTTAGGTGTAAGATAAAGGAGATATATGAGTAATTTAAGTAAAGATTTGATTTTAGACGGCTATTGGGTTAATAAAAAAAGTGGTACTATCCACTTCGTTTCTGAGGATTTTGATTGGTCTGGTAAGAAAAAATTATGGGCTCAAAGTATGAACCTTAGATATACTAGAGATTATTTCTTCAAAGAAAGAGATGGTAGTCTTGATAGGTTCTTAAAGAACTACGAGTTCATTTGTGATGGTGCTGGTATTCCAATGGATTTCTATCATCATGTCTTAACTAATAAAGTTTTAAAAGACAGGTTGAAATACGGCGTGATTAGTAAAGAAGAATTTTTCGGTAGAGTTTTTAATTAATAAAAGGGAGTGTAAATGACTTACGTTTATGAAACAGTAATGGGTGGTAAGAATCTCGTAGTAGAGTATTGCTTCTCATCAATAGACAACTGTATTAAGGTTGTGGAGATGACAGCTGATGGTAAGTTCCATAGGTTTAATTGGATGAACGAAGTAGGGCAGAAGAAATTGATGTCAGGATTAAAGAGTGACTACAATGCGGTTGGTTCGTTTGTTGACTCGGTTAGTATGGCGTCTTACGATTCTGAAATAGACTTGGACAGAGATGTTCCAAGTCCTGACTCATTCGGTTGCTGATTTGAGAAGGTGGGTTAGACTATCGTTGTTGGTTCTCGTAATAATGACCGACAACTGTAGTCTATCCCTTATGAAAAAAAGCCAAAAAAAATATAAAAAAGTGCTTGTATCTTATGTATTTAATCAGTAGCTTTAGCTGTAATTAAAGGGAGAAATAAATGAAAGTAAAGAGTTTTTTTGAAGATGGTTTTATGTGGAGTAAAATAGACAAAGATCCAGATGAGGTCGATGTCATTACTGACCATCTACCAGAACCCAAATGTGGTATGGATGAGTTAGTAGAAAAATTGGCTGATGAAGAAGCAGCCTATTGGGAAATGAAAGCGGAGATACATTATGGATTATAAAAAAATCCTACTTAAGTTAGAACTGATTGAGGCTGAACTTGATGACGCCACAAATCAGATGCCTGAATACAACGCCAACTCAGATGCTCGTGTATCTATTGATGGTGCGAAGTATGAGTTGTATACATTAAAAGATGATATAGAAAGGGCTATACTTGACGAAAACAAGTCTGATAAGTAGTAGTTGTAAAAAGTGTTCTACTGAGATGGATTCATCACGAGTCCATCTTGGTTATGACACCTGTATTAAATGTTCTGATACTGAGAAGTATTCAGCCCATGTCGTGTATCCACACAAGACAGGTGCGATTGTCCAACCTGTCCAAGAGGATACTAAAAGGAATATTCAGAGATTAGACCGAAGGTCTTCTAATGGTGGTCGTGTTGCTAAAGGTATCTTTGCTGATAATAGCTGGGATAGGTGGCTAGAAAGTTATTATGCTAATATATATAATAAACAACCAGCGAAAAAAATCTCTCTAAAAAAAATTCAAAATTTCTCTCATATGGAATCTAAAACCCTCTACCACGAAATAGTAAGAATCTTCATCAACGAAGGTTACCATCAAGCAGTAGACGAAGTTAACAAGTTATATTCCCAAGATAAAATTTCACTAATACAAAAAGCAAAAATGATTGACAACCTAGCAGAGTTAGGTATGTTAAATCGTAAAGAAAAAAAGTTATTTAAGAAAAAAGATTCATAAGACAGCGCCAATTCTTTAGTCCTCAAATAGTCAATGACTTAAAAGAAGAGGCGCTGTCTTTAGTTTTATATTTATTAATAATAGGAAAGGAAACCTTATGTCACTAAATAAACTACACTTTTTATTAGGTGTTTTAGTAACCTCGTTGTCTGTTGTTATTTATATGGAAACAACTGAATATGAGTTACCTGAACTACCAACCAAGACAGAAACCATAGTTCGTATGGTTAATGTTCCATTCACACCAAGTGACTACACAGCACAAGCAGAAGAGATTAAATCTTCTTTGAATAAATCTAAGCTTAAACATATACTTATCTATATAGAAGCTCTCTGTTGGGAGTATGGGGTTGATTATGAAATGGTTAAAGCCGTGATACAAACTGAATCTGATTGGAATCATAAAGCTGTTTCCACAAGTGGAGCAATAGGTTTGATGCAAGTATTACCATCAACAGCAAGGTCAGAGTTCAACACACCAAAACAAGACCTGTTTGACCCGTATGTAAATGTCACTGTTGGTATTAAATATCTATCTAAACTTAACGATAGATTTGATGATTTGGAATCTACACTTACAGCATATAGTCATGGTCCTACTGCTACTAAAAAATACTCACCCACTTATGTTAATAATAACTTTTATGTTAAACGAGTATTTAAGAATCTAAAATGAACATTGCTACAATAGCTGGTCACTTGGCATTCGGTCTTATTGCCTTTTCCTTTTTGGTTAAGGACATATTATATCTACGAATACTATCTATACTTGCTAGTTTGTTCTCAGTATTTTACAACTACACCATACCAGCAGAACCGATGTGGTTGGCTATCAATTGGAACTTTATATTCATAGCCGTTAACCTTTATCATGTCGCTGTTCTTATATATGAAAAGAGACCTGTTAAAATGTCTCCTAAAGAAAAAGAATTATACGAAACTATGTTTCGTGGTTTATCACCAGTAGAGTTTCTGAAGATTACTAAGATTGCTAAATGGAAACAATTTAAATCTCCTTTACCAATAATCAAACAAGGTAAACCAGTAAAAGATTTAATTCTTATCTATAACGGATTAGTAGATGTTATAGTTAATGATAAGAAAGTAGCCGAACTAAAAGATGGTCAATTCGTAGGAGAGATGTCTTTCCTCACAGAGAAACCAGCAACAGCAACTTGTAAGGTAGAACATAACGCTGAATGTTTAGTTTGGAATCAAAAAGACTTTAAGGATTTGTTAAAACGAAATCCCTCTTTATACTTCACAATACAATCGCTCTTAAGTGAGCAAGTATCAAATAACTTAGTTACAAGTTCTCAAAAATAATGCTTGTTTTAATGGTTATTTGTTCGTATATTATATTGGATAATTAAATAGGTTATATTCGTTCTCAAAGAAATTTGAATCTCAATTTAAGAGGTTCTCAAGGGGCATGGTTCTTTCTTCCTTTCTTCCACGCCCCTAAACTTTAAAACATAAACTAAGAGGTTATAATGAAAAAGAAAATAAAAGTACAGAAAATAGATCTTTCACAATTCATGTTAGATAAAGATGACGAAAAGCAATTGAAGTCTTTAGATAAATTATCACCATTAAGTGAAAATTACAAGAATAACAAAAGAGTTAATCTTGAATATTTTAACGAAGATGAGTTAGATGATGTAGCTGTTGATGACTATTCAGACTGTGTAGGTCGTGAAGATGTAGAAACACTCGGTGATATTGGAATGGATGTATATTAAAAATTTAAAATCTTAATACTTAAATATAAGTGATTTGGTTAACTGACAGACTATTTATGAATATATGGAACAGAAAGAAAACAACGAACAAATCATTAAAGTATTATCTTTCATACTGAGTAAGTTAGATACGTTAGAGATTGAGCAATCTAAACATAAAGAAATGTTTTACAAGGTTCGTAAGAATCTTACAGATGCTAATGATTTAATAAATCAAATACTCGATGTGTTGGAGATAGAGAATCCAGAGTTGTATAATAAGACTATGGAACAATATCAAAACGGACATGTGAAAGATTTGGTTTCTACGTTAGACAAACATATAGCAGAACTTGATGAACTAAGTGACGATGATGTTCTTGACTTATTAACTCAAATAGTAGGAGAATCTTAATGAATAGTGAAATGATACTCTTTTTAGAGGATTTAAAAGCTTTACTGTTAGAAATAGATACACACCATGAAGAAGACCAAAACGAGATACTTATAGAAGTAATAGATTTAATAGATGATAAAATCATTGAATTAGAGTCTTAATTGTTACATTTAATTATTACAATCGTACTAGGAATTGTTGCTATCTTTTTTGGGATAGTGACTTTTTACGCATTACGCCGTATCAATGAATACGAAAGCATCATACTAAACATAAACAATACTATAGAAACAATAAAACTTCAACTTAAAACCATAGATGATAAAGGTACATTTGAATCAGATGACGAGGTTGGTTTTTTCTTTCAAGAGATAAAACAACTTGGTAATGACTTAGACAATTTATTTGAAACCGAGGTTGAAGAAAATGAAAAAAAGAAAAAAGAAAAGTAAAGTTTATTTTGGTACACCAGTACATGATGCTATCGTAAGATACAACAAGTGTGATAATCCTATAGAACGAAACAAAATTTATACTGAAGAGATACATGCTGCATTTCTTAAGTTAGCAGAAAATATAATTAATACTTTTAAGTTTAGTTATTTTAGTTATGGGTTTAGAGACTTACAAGAAGAAGTAGTTTCTAACCTCGTTATCAACATGCATAAATTTGATGAGACTAAAGGAAGTAAAGCATTTAGTTATTTCTCTGTGGTAGCAAAGAACTATCTTATCCTAAATAATAATGCTAATTATAAGAAAATGAAAATTCATGATGATATTGATGTTTTATATGACCAAGGTAATGAAGACGAAAAGATAAAAAAGAATCCATCCAATGATGTATTTAAAAAAACAATCGATTACTTTGATGAAAACATAGAAAGACTTTTCCCGAAAGACCAAGATAGAGAGATTGCTGAGTCTATATTATATCTTTGTAAGAATAAAGATAGTATAGATAACTTTAATAAGAAAGCAATCTATATAATGATTCGTGAGATGACAGATGTTAAAACATCTAAAATAACTCAGATTACGAATACATTCCGTAAAATATATCCTAAAATTCAAGAAGAAGTGCTTACAAGAGGTCACATAGATAACCTAAGATATACAGGTTCTTTGGTGTAATATTGTAACCATACTATATTTATATGTATGGAAAAAGATTTTAAGATATTCGGTGATAAAAACTTCTCGGACTTATCTCAAGAGATATACGAGAATAACAAGTTAAAGAAAACTCAAATCGACTTGTTAATTCAAGAGGTACATGGTTACATACAAGGTATCGAGGATATTGCTATTGTAGGTCCTATTATCAAGGAACTGATGGATGTCGGTATCAAGAATGATGATAACCTTGTTAAACTAGCCACTCTATATCAAAGGATAATGTCTAAACAAACTGTAGATGAAAGTGATGTTGGTTTGTTAACTGAAGAAGAAAAAGAACAACTCATGGCTTCTCTTGAAGATGTAGCAGAAGACTTACAAAAGAAGAGGGATGATATAGCTGATAAAGATCCTGTAGATATGACCGAGATAAGACAGAAGTATGGTAGTTCATAATGGCAAATCGATTTTTAGACGAAATAACTTCGAAATCAATAAATTTTAATTTAGGATTTGTTGATAGTATTTTTGTTAATAATACGGATAACATCAAACAATCAGAAGAAGGTTCTTCAACCCAAATGGTTGTAATAAAATCATTGAGTGATGATAGCTCTATGCCAACTACGTCAAGAACTTTACCACCATCAAGACCTTTATTAAGGGGTATAAGTGATTCTATTACTCGTGGTGATATAGTTTTATGGACTGAAATAAGAAAAAAATATTATTATATAGGACCTTTAAATACATTTAATAACCCAAACTTTTCAAACGCACCTTTCTATAAAAATACTTTAGAAGGTAGAGATTCAGCTACTTCTAATTTAACCAATAGTCAAGGTTATGGTCAAGACTTTCCATATCTCAAAAACGTAAAATTAGAAAAAACAAAAAATGATGTTTTAGATTTTTATTCAGATGATGCTATTTATGAAATATCAAAAGTTTCTGATTTGTTGTTTGAAGGAAGGCATGGTAATTCTATAAGAATAGGATCTAGAGGGATATTTCCAAATCTGATAATAGATAACGGTAGTGTTGGACCAACAGAAGATGTCAGGTTTGGTTCTACATTAGCAATGTTATCAAATGGTTCTATATCACAGAATTTTAATTTACCTGATACATTTAGATTATCTATGGACACAATAAAAGAGAATGGGGAATCAGTTACTCCTTTTAGGTTAAATGTTGGGAATGATAATGATGAAGTTTCTTTTAATTATGACTATGGAAAAGAGGATGCTGACGTAACCACTAAAAATGATTTAAATCAAATCATAATGTTTTCTGATAGAATAACTTTTGATGCTAGGAATTCTTTAGGTGGAGATTTTACTGTATCAGCAAATAATAATATAAACTTTGGTGCTAAAAAGAATTTTACTTTAAATAACGAAGGTTACTCAGTTATTAATTCTAATAATATTTATTTAGGAGAGAAAGCAAAGAATAAAGCTGAACCTATAGTATTAGGAGAACAACTGAGAATATTATTAGAACAAGTATTGAACATATTAAGTAATGCCCATGCTCTCGTACAAGGTGTTCCATTACCATTAGTGGATGCGACTGGAGCTCCTTTAAATGTAGCATCAGGACCATTAGTTAATTCTGTACAAAGTTTGACAGAGATAATACAATCGTTAGAAGAAAGACAACAAGATGATAATGGAGTTTATCAAGATGGCGTAACACCATTTTTAAGTAAACATCATTTCATAGAAACGAATAGGAGTTAAAATGAAGGTTAATATATTTAAGAAGTTAATAAGAGAAGTAGTAAGAGAAGAGTTAGATTATAAATTTTCTGTACTTGAAAAAAAGTTAGATGAAGTGTTAGTTAGCTCTAGTTCTAATAGTATAGTTGAAGATAGAGCGCCACAACCTACCGCATCTCCATCTCCAAAAGTGCCAGCACCAGCCGCCGTGAAACCTAATCCGGCAGCTCCGATTACAAAAGACTCTATTCTAAATGATATTTTAGCTGAAACTGCTCATAGTGGTGAATGGAAAAATATAGAAAAGGAAGCAGAAGTCCAATCTGTGACAGATAACACTCAAGGACTTCCTGACTTTTTATCAAATGCTATAAACAAAGATTATTCAGCAGTAATGAATAAGTTAGAAGAAAAGGATCAGTTTAAGAATGGGGCTTAAGAGCGACATATATCAAGCATTTGAGAAAAACTTAGGTAAAGATTTTGTTAATGCTAGTAAAGAATCTAAACAAAAGGTAGATGACTTAGCAGAAGATTTAAGAAATGCTATAATAGATTTTATCGTCAAACAAGATTTTAATATTACAGAGATGGAAGCACCTTATAACATTTTGCCTGGTAAAATAAATACCTTAGTCAATGGTGGTGTGGTAGCAGGTCCTGGTGCTCCTGTCGTAGCAGCTGCTGGTGTATCTACGGCACCTGTAACTGGTGTTGTACAGATAAGTGAGACATCAAATAAGGTTGGGTTACCTACTGTAAATACTAATGTTAGAAAATCTAAAGTTAAGTTAATAAATGTTAAGGAAGCATAATGGCAATACTTGATAGAAGAAAAGATAGATTTGTAGAAGACCAAGATACAAGAGTCTCCGTAGGAATAGAGTTTCCTTTTGGTAGAGTTGGTGGTGGTGATGGATATTTTAAATCCACAAAGACTACTGTGGAGTCTATAAAAAATAATATCAAACTTCTTTTACAAACTCATAGAGGTGAAAGAGTATTTCAACCAAACTTAGGTATGGATTTGAGGTCACTTATCTTTGAGCCACTAACCGAAGATATTACGATACAAATAGAAAATAACATCGTTGATGTTTTCAGTAGATGGTTACCTTTTGTAGATTTAAGAAACATCCAAGTAGATAGAAAAGATGATTTGAATCAAGTGAATATTAATATAGATTTTAACATAAGAAGAGCACCAAATAATTTAGAAAGTGTTCAAGTTACATTTGATGGTGTAGGTGCTGGAAGCAGTACAAGTAATGGAGCATACTAATGGCATATACAGAAAAACAAAAAATAAAACCAACGAATGTACAATATACAAGTAAAGATTTTAGTTCTATAAAAGCTGATTTGATAGAGTATACTAAATCTTATTTTCCTGATACATACAAAGACTTTAACGAAACATCACCTGGTATGATGTTAATAGAGTTATCAAGTTATGTGGGTGATGTACTTTCATATTACATAGATTATAACTACAAAGAAAATCTGTTAGCAACAGCAACAGAGAAAAGAAATGTTCGTAGATTGGCTGAGTTTCTTGGGTATAAAACTCCAAACAAAACTCCATCGGTTGTTAAACTAAAAGTAGAAACAACAATAAATGCTGATGGTACAACTGGTGAACCACTTTATGGAGAAGCTCCATCTTCTATAGATAGTGGATTACAGATTGCTTCAAATGTAGATTCCGAAGTTATTTTTGAGACAACAGATGAGATTGACTTTACAGCAAGTGGTTCGGGTGATCCTGAAATAAGTGCTCCGATACTTAATAGTGATGGTGAAGCTAGTTCTTATACTTTAACACGAAACGTAAGAGCTATATCTGGTAAAACAAAAACTAAAACTTTTAACATTACATCTCCTACTAAGTTTTTAGAACTAGACTTAGGTGAAGATGATTTGATTGAAGTAATGAGTTGTGTGGATGGTGCTGGTCAAACATGGTATGAAGTTGATTATTTAGCACAAGATAAGATTTTAAAACAAACTCATTACACAGACGACCCGACAAGAACAAGTGCTTATGACCAAGGCAATGCTACTGATGATACATCTCCTATACCAATCCCTTATGTTGCTGAATATATCAAATCTACTAAAAAGTTCACGACTAAGTTTGACGAAGATACTCAAACGTATAAAGCTTGTTTTGGTAATGGATTATTTAGATTCAGTAACTCTGGTTCAAATGTTGATCCTGTAGAACAAGCTGGTGTGACAATTAATGGAGTTAATCTTGCTGATGTTCCAAGTGCTTTAGGAGTTGTAACAGGTAACAATCCAAACTTAGGTGAAACACCATCTAATACATCTTTAACATTTACTTACAGAGTTGGTGGTGGAGCTGAATCTAATATTCAAGCTGGAGAACTTAGTGTTGTTAATAACCCACCAGCAGGTGTAACCATAACTGTATCAAATGAAGAACCGAGTGCTGGTGGTACGGATGGTCAAACAGTAGATGAGATTAGGTCAAATGCTAGTTCGTTTTTTGCTTCTCAACTTCGTTGTGTTACCAAAGAAGATTATCAATCAAGAATATTAGCTCTTCCACAAAAGTTTGGTAGTATTGCTAAATGTATTGTAGAGAGAATGGATGGTGGTGCTCTTTTAGTTCATACTCTTTCTTATAATCAAAACAAACAACTCGTACAAACACCACAACTTGTTTTACAAAACATTGGAACTTATATTAATCAGTTTAGAATGATTAACGACCAAGTTGGATTTGGATTTACATTAAACGACACATTGTTTTCTGGTTATGTAATAAACTTTGGAGTTCGTTTTGTCGTAAATTATGATAGACGCTCAAATCCTACTGAAGTTAAATTAAATGTAATTCAAGTAATAAAAGATTTCTTTAAGATAGAAAAGATGCAGTTTAGACAATCAATAAATCTAAATGATTTACAATATAATATCTTAGGATTAGATGGTGTAATCGGTATTAAAGAACTAAAACTATTTCAAGATGGAAATAATGAATATGCTAGTGGTAGACAACTTTATTATTATAAGGGAGATGGTGAGGTTATTGGAACTGATAGTAACTATGGATTTAAATATAACTTTGATAATGCTTTACGAGATGGTGTAATAAGACCATCAGTTTCTTCAGCAGTATTTGAGTTAAAAAATCCTAACCAAGATATATATGGAAAAGTGATATAATGCATAAATATTTTTTTACAACTAAAGATGCCTTTATTAGTAGTGGTTCAAATCAAACTACAGGCGAAGATTTTAAAGACAAGAACACAGGACAAGATGAAATTCTTGAGTTAAAGAAAGTTTTTTTTGACAGAACATTTTCTCATCCAACTCGTGTTCTTCTTCAATTTGATACGAATGAAATAGAAAATTATATTAGTTCATCTGTATTACCTAGTGATTATAAAGTCAATCTAAGATTATATGAAACAGAAGGTACAAGTGGATTAACTGAAGAATATAAAGTAGCTGCGTATCCATTATCACAAGAATGGGATGAAGGTGTTGGTAAAGAAATAGACAATCCAAAAACAACAGATGGTTGTAGTTGGAAGTTTAGAAAAAACAGAGAAGGTGCTTCTGAAATAAGTTGGACAACTCCTGGTGGAACATATATTGCGGGTGATGAAGTAAGTCAATCTTTTTCATCAGAATCACCTGATATCAATATGGATATAACCACCATAGCTAATAAGTGGTTTGGTGGAACAAATACAAATTATGGATTATTAATTAGATTATCTGGTAGTAGAGAAACATCAAGTGGTAGTTTTGAAGACATTAAATTTTTCTCAAGACAAACTAATACGATATATTCCCCTAAGATAGAATTAAAGTGGGATGATCATTTACCAGCAACTGGTTCAAATACAGGTAGTTTAAATGAATTAGACATTAGTGGTGGTGTTGAAAATTATTTATATCCAATACATTTTAAAGAAGCATATAAAGAAAACGAAACCGTTAAGTTTAGATTTGGTGCTCGTAAACGATACATACAAAAATCATTTACAACTTCAGTTCAAACTGTGAGTGGTAGTTTTATACCACATGGTTCAGGTTCTTATTCTATCATAGATATGGCAACAAACGAATCCGTTGTTCCATTTAGTGCTTACACAACAATGAGTTGTGATACGACTTCTAATTATTTTAAACAAGACCTAAATGCTTTTGAACCTAATCGTGCTTATAAGATTTTGATTAAGGTCAATCATAATGATGGTCAGGAGATAATCTACGATAACGATTTTGAATTTATATTGAGGACTTAGAATGGCTAACTATGGAACAAGTCAATCAACAGAAGGACAAAGTAGTAATCTCGTTGTAGATAATCCTATTGTAGAAGTAGATTTACAAGCAACATCAAACGACAAGTTTTACTTTTTAAATAGTCCCGATGAGCAATATATAGGACCTTATCATCGTCACGAAGATGGGACTTTAATGATTGGTGCTGGAGTTCTTGGTGTTAATCATGAGTTAAAACCTGATGAAATAATATTTGAAGAAATATCAGATGAAAATGTACTACAAACTCGTGAAAGAGTTAGTGATATTTTTTACAAGTTATGGTTTCAATCTAACACTCTTTCTGAACAAGATATACTTTCAATGCAAACTACCATTCGTGATGGTATAAAACAAACAGGTAGAGGAGAAGACGAACCTCTTGTATTTTATAAGAAAGATAGAAACACTTTAGAAAGTAGAAAAGATTTACAAGGTGAAGTATTTAATCAAATATGTCAGTACATTTTTGACAATGGTATTGTTGATTTAGATGGTTTATTTTCTATTGAACAAGAAAATGGTGCTCCTGAAAATAATCAAGATGTAATTAATTATAAAATAAATTTTGATAATGGTAGATTTAAAATAAATGTTGCTAAAAAAGTTGGTGAAAGTTTTACAGATGTTTTAAATCTTAGTCAGCTAACAAAACCTAAAACAAGTACAAGAGTTAATCCTGAAAAAGCTCGTGATGTTTTAGATACAAATATTTTTGAGTTGTTACCAAACCAAACAACTCGTCAAGATACGATAAATAGTTTCTTTAATCAGTTTAACGAACTGATAGGACCTAAACCAGCATTTGATGATGTAGATGGTGATGGTGCTGGTGAAGTTGCTATCAACTATGACCAAGACGAACAAAATCGTATTAGTTATGAAAACAGACCTACTGCTTATATAACAAGATTAGATAAACAAGCAGAAGGTGATACTAATAATCAAGGTAAGACACTTGAGTCAATGAGAAACAAACTCAACACTTATCTTGGAGATACTGATAATGTTATTGATACTTTAGAAGATAACAGACCTGAATATGAAAATATATCAGAGGGATTTCTTAAAATCAGAAAACCAAATCAGGCAATAATATTGAGGTCACCAAATAATAATCAGTTAGAGTTCCAACGAGTAAATCCCACTACAGGTAAACCAAGTTATTTAGAAGATGGTTTTACCATAACAATGTGGGTTAAGTTTGTAAGTAAGACATCTGAAGGAACTCTTTTTAACTTTGGTAATCCATTAAATAGTAACTCAATGAACTCTTCTAATGCTCAAGGGTTTAGATTAGATACTAAAGTAAATCAGTATGATGGGAAATATTATAGATACATTAGGTTGGTAGTTCGTGATTGGACAAATAGTAGTGATGCTGGTGGAAGGGTGTATCGTATAAGAGATAATCATTTCGGAACAGAAGGTTTAAACAGATTTGACCATAGAAGTTTTGGTAGTAATGTAACAAACTATCCAGAAGTTCATAGAGCATTTCCACAGATATCTACCGACAACTTAGATGAATGGTATTTTATTTGTGCTACATTTAATCCGAATATAGTAGAACCAAACTATGATAATACTCCATCAACATTCAGACGAGATACACAATATTGGTTAAATCATAAAAATCAAAATGGAGACTTAGTTTCCAATAGTGGTCTTGGTGCTAAGTGTAAAGTAGAAATAATAAGTCGGACAAGTTTATTACAAGCTCGTGGATATAGAGTTAGACCTTTAACTGTAAATACTCAGTTAGAAGTTGTATCTTCTTTTACATATGAATTTATTGAAGATCCTATTGAGGGTGAAACAGATTCACCACCACCATCTAATCCACCTGTTGCTAATTTTCAATATGAATACATTGAGGTATAAATATGAGTAAGACAATTCAATTTACAGATAACTCTTCCAACGCTTCTACATGGCTTTGGGAATTTGGAGATGGTAATACATCTACACAACAAAATCCAGTACATACTTTTGAAACATTTGGGAGTTACATGGTTCGCTTAACAATAACTGATGGTATGGGAAACTCGGATGAGACACATCAGTTTATTCAAATAACTGATACAAGTGATTCTGTAGATGATTTAGATTCAAACCTACCTCCTGATCCTCCTGAACTAGACGAAGAACAAGAAGAACAACAAGAGGAACAACAAGAAGAACAACAAACTTATTCAGAACCAATGCCATCAAGTCCACCTACTGGATACAATCCTCAAATGGGTATGTTTCAAACTGATGCTTTAAGTCCTGAAGGTCAATGGATATGGAGTGGATTTGGTTGGGTTGAGAATGGTAACTATGTTCTACCTGAAACTACCACAGATGATGAAACTGATAATAACAATACCGAAGAAAGCGAAGATACAAGTGAAAACACTGGTGACGATAACGAAGACACTGGCGGTGATGATGGATATGGAGATGGTGATGGTGATGGTGATACGGGTGGTGGAAGACCTGGTGATATACAACCCTAATGGCTATTTTTACAAAAGCAGAAGACTTGTTCTCATCAACAGAACAATCTGTTGGTGGTAATCCAACCGAAGGTGGAAATGGAAACGAATCCGTTAGGATATTTCAACCTGATAGAGGATTGGATGTCTTAATACCAAATGTTGGTTACTTGAATAGAGAAGAGGGTGACTTTTCTACTGGTGTCATAGAAGATAATGATGGTAGAAAAGCTCTTGGAACTATAACTTTAAACAATAGAGACTTTTGGGAAAATAGTAACTATAATGAAGATACCTTTGGTCCTTACTTAACAGGTCTTAGAGAAGTCGTTGATGGTCAAGAAGTGGTTGATGTTCAGATGTATAGTCAAACTTATAATGGTAATGTTACAAGAAGAATCGTTGTTAATGATAGAAGAAGTTCTTCTCCTACTTTTAGATTTTCTATAGATGCTATACCATTTGTTATAAATCCAAATAACGATGAGATTGTTAGAGTAGATAGATATTACGATAGAAATATTGATGTTGAAAAATATAACTTAGCTACTGAAGGGAAAATAAACTATTATATTTATCCAAGAGGTGATGGTAGAACTCCAGCAGGTAACATAGATACTTACGGATACAAAGGATTAAAAACTCAAGGTGGTAGAAATAGATTTGATGTTTATGCTGAAGAGTCAGGACCTGATGCTAAAGGTTATAGTATCTTTCGTTTGGATTGGGGTGATGGAACTCCGTTAGAACATACAAGAAGACCAAAGATATTAGAAGGAACTACTTTATTAGAACACATTTATAAGAAGCCAGGATTCTATACTATTAAAGGTGTGGTTATGGCATTTGACGGTTTCAATATCGGTGGTTGGGAAAAGTTTGAGACTACTATATTGATAAATGCTTCTGATAGTTATGATGTTAATCTATACAATGATAGGAACTTTGCTACAATAGGTGGTATAAGTCCTGATTCTGTATTAGTGAAATCAGCAACAGATATCGTTGGAGTTAATCCTTTAACATTAGATGATAGTAAAGCTTCTTCAGAATCAATAGAAAATATAAACTTGTTTGACCGATTAAACCTTTTTAACTTTTTATCAAAAGTAGATTCTAATATTGTTGATAAGTTTAGTTCAGATATGTTACCTTATAGTATAGATATATTTGATGAGCCTGAAGAAACATTAATAGAAGGTTTTATATTTGGTTGTTTAGATCCACAAGGAGCTAATTATCAACCTGATTCAGATTCAGATTTATCTGGTGGAAGAACTCTTTGTGAGTATGATTTACAAATAAACTTTGATGCTCAATCTTCTGGTAATAATAAAATTACTATTTATTTTGTAAATCAAGAAAGTCTTGATTCTATTTTAGAATATCCACCTGAAGATGAACCCGATTATTTTTATGATGGTGATGATGGCTTTGATGGAGATTGGGCATTTCAAAATGAAAATTATAGTGCTCAATTAAATCCTAGTAGAACTCCTGGTAGACGACAAGCTATAATAAATGCTATTGGTTCATCTTGGATTGATGCTAATCAGTTAGAGGGTTTTGCTTATGAAAAACATACTATTTATACAAATCCAAGTAGTGGTCAAAATAATATTGCTACTATAAATCGTGATACACTTCTTCAAGCTTCAAGAATTTTGATAAAGGGAGAACCAGTAAATACATCACAAAATTATGATAATGCTGAAATAAACTTTAGTATAGAATCACCATCTGATGTTGGTGGATTATCAAGAAATCCAATATCATTAGATGGTAGTAATCTAAGTGTTAAAGTTGTAAAATCTTATCAAGCTGTAGTAAATCCAAATTTATCTTATAGTAATTTATATGCTCCTATTCCTAATTATGTACGATTAGGTACTCAGTTTGAATATAATGGTTCTACTCCAGCTTCTTCTAATTATAATATAGATAGTCTTAAAATGAGTACATTGTTTGAATTAAATCCTAGTGATTTACAAAATGTAGGTTCTACTGTTTCTGGTGGTATAAACGGACTACACACCATTAATCTTAGTGTTTTTGTAGAGGGTGATGGTGGAAGTGAAGATGGTATTGGAGGAGGAAGACCATAATGAATAAGATACATAACGGAATCATTGATGTAGAAAAAAGAAACTCTCTTAAAGATAGTGGTTTAAATAATTTTGATTTAGGAACTACTAAAATGTATAGAGGAGTCAAACCAATGTTTGAGCAGTTAGGTTTCACAAGTCCAAACTTTAACAATCCAAGTCAACAAGTTTATTGGAATAATATAATACCAACAGACTTTGATTATTTTAACTTATCTGGTATAGAAGTACAACAAGTAGAAACAGATGGAGATGTCGGAGTAACAGAAGGTGCTAAAGTATCAAGAGAATCTTTTAGAAAGATAGTTATAGATGAAGATGTAGAACAGATTTGGGATAACGGACATTATTATCCTGTCCTACCAAAGATAGATGTGTTTGGTCAGTTTGAAGATGAAGTTGACGTAACTTTATATGGTGGAGAAAATCCACCAGTAACAAACTTAGATGAAACCGATGATGATTTAATACTTCATTTAGATTTAGGTGATTCCAATACAGATAATATAATAGATAAAACAGATGTGAATAAGATAGATTACAATCAAGATTTTGAACTAAAGTTAGATGATGATTTAAGATTATTTAAATCAACTATTGATGTACCAGATCCAATAGAGAAAAATAATTTGGAGCAACCATTCTAATGTCATACGATAAAAAAAATAATTACCCAAGTGTAAAAACGCCAGGTATTTATCCTGATGAAGATGATAGGAAATTAGGTTTAGATACCGATGACTTAAACGAGCTTTCTCTTGGAAATTGGAACTCTATTTTTAAAGGTAATAAACTATTTCTATCAGGTGACTTATTAGAAAGTATTAAAACTCGTAGTGGTATTGAAGTAAAGTTTAGAACTTCTCCACCAAGAGAAGGAACAAGAGTTCTTGTTTGGAGATATCAAAGGAACACCGAAAGCACAGCTTACACTAATGCTATTTTAAAAGCTCAAGGTCCTATTATTGAATATCTTAGTGAAGTGGAAGATATAACAGACCATGGTAATAGAGATACTGAGGCTGTGAAAAAAAGTAGACTGATTAGAACAAGAGCTGTTTATGACCAATTTTATGGTGCTACTCTCCCAAATCCATCAATATCAGCTTTAGATGTGCAATCTACTAGTTTATTTAACGCTGGTGCTGGTTTGTATGATAGAAATGGTGATACAATTTCAATACGACCTCAGTCAAATCACGAAGAGTCATTTACTGATAAAGCTATCACATTTGAAGATGGTAGAGCTATCATACAAGAAAGAGAAGGTGGTGATATTGTATTAACTTTAGATGAGAATACGAGAGATAAGTTAGAACAATATCATGTTTTTGAACGAGAACTAACCACTACCGAAAAAATTAATTGGGGTGATGGTAGACCTGAAAGAGGAAATGATAAAGACTTTACACATGAGCTTATAGCCATGGTTGATTTTGATATACAAGCTTTAACGATAGCTTCTGATACGTTAGAAGAGTTTGAAAGTCAATCTTGGGATTTTCTAAAACCTAATGATGAGGATACTACCGGTAACTTAACTCAAGAATATATGAATAACTATCCACAATCTAATGCTGGTTTTATAACCTTAAGGGGATTAGAAAAAAATCTTTTTGATGGTCCTGATAAAACTAGTATTAATCATCCTTTTAGTCCAACAACAGTAACAGGAACACAAGGAGAAGATTTATATAATAACCATCCACCAGAAGGTGACTTTGCTTTTGAAGATGGTGATTACAATGGTGGGTTTGGTTACTATCATTCTGAAGCTGATTTTGGTGTGAATATAGGTGCTGTAAAATGGGTGCCATTTTATAGAACTGATGTAAAGCTAGGAGCAGATTTTTGGCCACAAGAACTTAGATTTAACACAGAACAAACTTTAGAAATGGGTAACTATAATTTATTACCACAAGAATCTGAACAAACTTCGGATGAACCTGTTAGAGAAAGTTTAGATTCAAATATAGTTGATGCTTGGGATGACCATTTTTCTTTTATTGGGTATCCTGATTTTAAGTTTAGTATTGGAATAGACGATTCTGAATATGTAGAAACTTTAGATACATTTGATACACCTGTAGATTTTGTTGTTAATGTAAAAACAGATAACGGTAATGATTTATTATATTATGACTCAAATGAGTTACCATATCAAGATACTTCTTATCCTATAAAAGTAAATCTTGATGTAGATTTGTATTACGACTATGGTTTTGAAAACGAAAGACAAACACTAGATCAACAAGAAGTTATCGCTGCTTTTTCTGGCGATGGCGAATCACTTAGAGATTATTTAAGAGATATAATAAGAGTGCCTTACTATGCTCAAAATCCAAAAGAGTGTTATTACAAATATCAAGTAATACAATGGGGAGATGAAAAAAGATTATTAACTGATGAACAAATAGAAAGTTCTTACTTTTTTAGTTTTTATGATTCTGAAGATTATCCTAAACCAGAAGATTATTTTTATAAAAAATATCAACAATCTCAAGACATAGAAGCAATACCTATACAAAGAGAAGGAGCAAGAGTTGATGGTCAATATAACGGAGTACCAAATATTACTAATCATGTGTATAACACGCCTGGTATAAAAAAGATAAAAATAATCGTATATCGTTATACGCCAGATGCTGCTTTTATTTTACAAACTTATCTGATAACAAAAAATATTGTTGTTGGTGATGGTGTATTAAAGTCACAAGATTTTTCTGTATTTGGTGGTGGTGATTTTAACTACATCCCTATTACAGATAATCAAGCAATAATAGGTGGTGTTGATGATGATTCTAAATATAATAACTCTGTAGAAAAATTAGTTAAAGAAGATTTGTTTTTAAAAGAAGATTATTTAGATAGAACATCTGCTAGAGATTATATAGATAAATTTAATAGTGGTCTTTTAGGAGAATCACCAAGTCAGTTAAACTTAGGTCAAACAAGAATGTTCAATAAACCTAAAGACATTTATGATTTCATTGGTGGTAACAGATTAGAGTGGATAAGTGAAGGTTCTGGTAGTTTACCACTCAATAGTTTGGCTACCGACATATTTATAAATAATGACGATTGTATAGTTGATTTAAACCCGTCTAACTCTGATTACTCAGTTTTGAATAACCAAGTTGGATTATCTGGCGTAGGAATATTAGTTGGAGATTATGAACTAAGTCAGCCAGAAGGTGGAAGTGTAACTAAACAAGGAATAATGGAAATACCTGATTTAGATAATACAAACGATAGACAAGCATTTTAATGGAAATATTACAACCATATAACAACACTACTTTACAATTGATATCAGATGAATCACAATATCAATTTAATTCTAACGATTTAATAGATGGTATAATAAAACTATCTGTATTTTCTGATGTTGGTTCTTATTTAGATGGCGAAGACTTACAACAAGATATTGATTTCTATGTAAAGAACGATGACTTATTTATTAAACCAAATGAATATTTAGATAGAAATGGTTTTGCTGAAGGTAATTATAATGTTCAGTATGATTTCTTAAAAAGATTAGATACAAGTAATTTTCACATAGCTGAAATATCTCCAAGTAGAAAAGAGGTGAGGTTAAATATAGTTAGTTCTGAAATAGACGATGATACTCAAGATATCATTGTTAATTTTATGCAAGGTGAAAATGATAACTATCAGTTTAACTCTCACTTAGAAATATCACAAGGTCGTTTAATACCAATCAATGGATTTGCTTTTGATAATGTTACAGGTAACAAAAGAACTTTAATAATAAAACTAAACGAAGCATTACCATCTAATGTAGTTGTTCTATCAACTGATTTTAACATATCAAACAAATTTTTATCATCACAAACAGAAACAATATTTTTTATTGACAGAGAAGGTCTTGCTGTAAGTGGTTTAGGTTTAGAAATAGATCAAGGATATTTAACAACACCTACAGCAATAGATGATTCTTATTCTAACTATAATTCTATAACATCTTCTGTTAGTGAAAATTTAGTAGAAGAAATTACTCGTCAACAAAAAGACCTTAATTTAAATATAGATTATGAAACATTTAGTGGTCATGTATTTTTTGGTTCAGCAAAATCTAAACTTCAAGGGTTTAAAAATAAAGCTGTCAAATTAGAAGGTTTATATTCTGATTTAAGTTCATCACTTGCATTTTCAAGTAGTTTAAAAATAGTAGAAAGAAGAAAACATTTATTTAAAGAAATAAGAAAAGTAGAAGATGAGTTTACTCATTATGAACATTTTATGTATAATGATGGTCAAACGTATTCTACATCTTCTGCACCTGGTGTTAGTAATAATTTAGCTGGAACAAAATATACAAATTTAGTAGATAATGATTTTACTACATTACAAGACCATGAAGGTTTTGATAGAGTTTATAAAAAAACAGAAAACGGAACTATACATCTATTTACAGATGTTTACAATGTAGAGCAACCACCTTTTTATAGTTCAGATGATAATTTTTACTTATCTTTTATTTTACGAGGTGCTGGAACAGTTAGTGAATATGATTTAAACTTTGCTTCAGGAGGTTTTGCTAACGAGAGATATGATAAATCAGGTGGAGGCGAAGTTGGAAACTATGGCTACTTTAACGATAGGCAAATACCATTTAATGCTTGGAGTGGTTCAATATTAGCTAATCCAGAAACAACAGGTTCTAATTATCAAAGATATATATTTAAAGCAAAACAACATTTTTTTAGACCTGTTAAGAGTGGTAATTTTGCTTTAATAAATGGTCTTGAAGATTATAGTAGCACCTCTACATCTTGGGAAATATTATCTGGTTCAAATCCAATATCTGCTTCTACAAGTGGTTCTATAGGTGATGGGTTTGCTTATGGTTTCTTTGATTTAACTGGTGTTTATAATCCTTTTGTTTTTCCAAATCAAATTCAAGATGATGGTACATTAGGAATGGATGATTTTGTTACAGGTTCGATATTACCACAAGGTGATTTATTTCCATTATTTACTGGAGCACAAGGTAGTAAAGAAGCATTTTTTACAGATGTAGTTGTATCAAAAAATAATCCAACTAACATACATCCTTTCTCAAAGATTTATAGACCACCAAGTGGAAGTTATGCTGGTTCATCGGAATGGAATAGTTGGTATAATACAATGGAAACCATTGCCGAAGATTATGATAATGATAATATCCATTCTCTTGTAAATAACTTACCAGAGTTTTTAAGAACTGGTAACGAACATAAAGTTCTTCGTGATTTTGTAAACATGTTGGGCGAACAATTTGATTTACTAAGAAGTTATATTGACAACTACCACAACATTTATAAACTTGGATATAAGAATCCAAATGCTATGCCAGATAATCTTTTACCTGTTATTGGAAAATCACTTGGATTTGATTTAAGAAACCCTCTTTCAGGTAGTTTAGATGATTACTTAGAATCAACTCGTGGAGATGAGGTTGGAGATAAAAAAGCTATCGGTGCTCTTTGGACAAAAATATTAAACAACTTAGTTTATATTTACAAAACAAGAGGAACTCAAGAGGGGATAAATACTATATTGAGTTTATATGGATACGATCCTACTTCATTTACATTAACTGAATATGGTGGTTCAAGAGAAGAACATAATCCAAGTGTTGTAACTAATAATGCTGCTAATGATTTAGATAATGGACTAAAAAATGTAACAGGTAATGTTTCTTTTAAAGAAAAAACTGAAAAATTTAACACAATGAATTTTTCTAAAAAAGAAAATAAGTTAGCATTAGATTGGTATTCGAATGATGCTGAACCTAATGGTGTTGAATTTGTAATGAAAACTACAAAAACTAATAATGAACAAAAAGTTTTAAGGTCAAGTGGCTCAAATGGAACGGGAGATAATTGGGATGTTAGGATAGTACCATCTGCTTCTTCTGATACTGTTGGTAAAGTAGAGTTTAGATTAAATAGTAGTGTTGGTTCTGCTGGTGCTATAGGTAATAATGCTGTTACAATGTCTACTGATTATATTGACAATATAAATGATAATAAGTTTTTTAATATCATGTTACAAAAAGATATAGTCACACAATCAACTGAATTAACTCAATCTTATAGTTTATTTGTTGGTAGACAAGATGGTGATGCTTTAAAAGATGTTCAGCATATATCTATGTCAACAGCTAATGTAAATGCTAACAAAAACTTTATGACAGCATCAGGTCAAACAAGTAGTAACTTTATAGTCGGCGATGAGATGACAGGTTCTATAGGTGAGGTTAGAGCTTGGGATAGTGTCATAAGTATGTCAAAATTTAAACAACACATTTTAAATTATAAGAGTGTTGTTGGTGGAACAGCAACTGCTCCAAGAGATAACTTGGTCTATCATTTTCCATTGGATGAAGGTAAAAATGCTACAACTATAAAAGATATTTCTTCACCAAATAAAGTTAAAAATTTTAATAAACCATTATCTTCACAACCAAATTTAAGTGCAGTAACGAGTAGTGTTTCTACTGTTAAGAATTTTTCTTTTCAAGTCAGAGGAACTGATGCTATAAAAAGTGATAGACAATATTACATAGGTTCTGGTATGAGATACTTAGGTGAGTTAAGTCCTGATACAAGAACTATAGGATTACCTTATAATCCACAAGAAAATCAAGAGATAATAAATAAGATAGGTAAGTCATATTCTTATGTAGATGCAATTGATGCTATTGTAATAAATGCTATGTCTGATTTTGTATTAGATGATTATATAGATGATTATGATAATAATGGTATTTACGATGACCTATTAACATTAAGAAAACAACTTATTGAAGAAAGACTTATTTCAACGGATGTTGTAAAAAACTTATCTTCTGTAGAATCAAGAGTAGATAATCCTGAGTTTATTGCTTCTTTAGAAGAAAATTTAGCAGCTAGAACAAAGTTAGAATTTTCTTATGAAGTTAAGAATGATACTTTATTTAGGTCAAGAATTAAAAGAGCTTCTTTACAAACACAACTAAATCCAAATCAAGCGATAGGTTCGGCTAGTTTGTTAGAGCCATCAGTTAGTATAAACTTCAACGAAAATAAACACGAAAAATCTATTGATGTTCTTACAGACGAGGTGAGTATAAGTGGATTATTAAATCAAAACAAATATGAAAAGTCTATTGATGTTCTTACAGATGAAGTAACTATAACATCTACTGTTAATGATAAAGTTCATACAAATGAATCTGCTCCATTAGATATTATTAATTTATCAGATTCATCAAATCAAACTGTTCTTACTTTAAAACCAAGCAACTTTACTGATTTGTTATTAGGTTCTAAAAATGAGTTTTATAAGAATCATGGAAAGAGTGAAGAACAAACTTTCTTTAAATCAAGTAATCAAGGTGCTAATGGTGATTACAATACATACAAATATGAAAGTAGATTTTTCTTTAGAGCCATAGGAGATATAGAAGAATTTTTTCCAACAAGTGGTTCATATAAAAATAGAACTGGTACAAATGCTAAACAACCTTTTAATCATCATGATAACTTTAGGCATTTTGGAAATCGTTATTATGTAGATAGTGGAAGTGGATATACCTATTCATCTTTTTTTGGTAGTGATGATGCTACTGTAGATGGTAGGATGGTAGGTAGAACACTTTTCTTTAAAACAGATTCGGATGGAAATATCACATATCCAATTAATCATTTCTTTAAAGTAGGAACAAGTAAAGATGGTTTAACAAATTTAATTTACAAAGGAACACAGAATGATGGTACTAATCCACCACAATTTGATCCTGAATTAGATGTTTCACCTACAATTCCAGCATATGTGATTAATGTGGGTGGTTCGGATACTGATAAGAAGTTAAAAGTAATAAGGTAAAATATTTTTTGGATATATTTATAGATGAGTAATATTATAACATAAGGAATTACAAATGGGAATTTTAGATAATGATACAGTAATAGTTGATGCCATTCTAACTAAAGTAGGTCGTCAGAAGTTAGCAAATGGACAACCATTAGGCGTTACACAATATGCTTTCGGAGATACAGGAGTTGATTATACACTTTATAATGCTTCTCATCCGAGCGGTTCAGATTCATATGGAAGTGCTATAACATCTCTTCCAATGTTAGAAGCTGTACCAGATGATAATGTATTTTTAAGATTTAAATTATATGGAGATGGTGAAAGAAATGTTCAGAACTTTTCTTTTATTACCATAACAAGCGGAACTTCTGTTACTATATCTAAGATTGCTGGACAGACTGAAAGTAATTCTATTACAATAGTTCCAAAAGTTTTTCCAAATGTCGATGGAGCTACTTTTGATTATAAAGTTTTAGATATGAGAGGGTTAACTGCTGAATCACTTGGAGGTGGTGCTTTAAGTATAAATGATGGTTTTGATATTAATAATCTACCACCATTTGACCATCCTAATCCTATTAGTGCTGATATAATAGGTGCTGGTAATATTACTATTAATGCTCAACCACAACAGATAACTTCACAGAGGTCTATTGGTATCGAAGTATCAAAAGATGGTGCTGCTTCAGCATTTGTTACTGTAACAATAGAAGCCAATAACACAACAGCGTAGGATATGAACCATGATGAAAATATTTAATATACCAGAAGATACTATAACAACACAGATTACTGTGACCAACGGATTTTTTGATGGTGGTGTTGGAACACTTGGTGGTTCTAACTTAACAACCTCTTCGTTATCTACCACACAGAAATCTTATTACTATAATTTACAATATAGTTCGAAAGACCATTTTAGTGCTACTTATGGTCATATCGGTGGTAGTGGTAGTGCTGTAGAATCTGCTACTACAGAGGGAACAACTCAAGCCATTTACAAACAATTTTTTAATTTTACAGAACCAAATGCTTCTAATATAAGAGATGGTTCTGGTTGGTCAATGGTCGATGGAACTGATGGTTCAAATGCTGTAACTCAAAATGATGTGTATATTCTAACAGCAGAGAGATTACAGATGAAAGATAGATTAAATCCTGGTACTTGGACAATAACTATTTCTGGCTCTACAACTGCTGGTCTTGGTAAAAATTTAGAATTGACAGATGATAGTAAAACTGTAGATGCTGAGTTTGCTCCGTTTGGTCCAAGATACAATATTGTATCTGGTTCTGCTGGTTCAGTTCAAACTGCTTACACTTCTAAAACTTATGGATTCTTTTATCCTGATGCTGGTGTATTAGTTCTTAGTGCTAATGCTTTATCATCAAGTTTACCTGGTATTCCAAGTTTTAAAACAGCAGCTGGTGGGACTGCTACTGCTGGTAATGGATTTGCTTCTGATACACGAGTGGTCGCTGCTGCTGATAATGCTTGGAAATTAGTAAGAGGAATACAAGAAGGTTCAGTAACACTTCGTTCTGAAGAACAACAATATGTTTATGATTATTTTTGTAGAGCTAAATCAAGTGAGTTTAATCTTTCACAGAACTTAACTTTTTGGAGTGGTTCAGATTATACTATCAGACATAGTGATATGGTAACTAATCCACAAACTTTTATTAGTGAAGTTGGATTGTATGATTCTCAAAACTCATTAGTTGCTGTTGGTAGATTAAGTTCACCAATAAATAAAAACTTTAGTTCTGAAGCAATCGTCAAGGTTCGTTTGACTTACTAATGTCATGGAATGTTTAAACAATTTACATCTGAAAATCAGAACACTTACGAGTATAAGGCACATAAGTCATTTACTTTAAGTCAAGCAGATGTCACAAGACATCAGTTTTTAAATAACTCAACTAACGAAGTATCTAAAAGTTATTACGATTTTTCTCGTATAAACTTTTATCTTAGTGGTTCTAGTGATGATAGATATGCTGACCAATTTAATATAGGAAACGATGGTTCTGGTAGAGATACTTTTTTAACAAAGTTTTATGATACTGGTTCAATAATTTTTATTCCACAGAATAAGTTTGACGAGGGAATAAAAAGAGGAACTTTTCAGTTAGTAGATAACGAGACAAGTGCTATTATTGTAGATGATTCAAATGGTAATTTATACTCTACAAATGCTACATTTTCACAATCGGTGTCGGCACTATCATCATCCGACAACTATGTAGGAAATATTTTTTATGATGTGGGTGTGGTTACTCTTACGGAAACAGCATCATTTAATGGTTCAGATAATTACACAGATGTTACGAGTGGAGATTACACAATTACATACAAAGGAACGACTGTTATTAATACTTATGAATGGACTTGTGACACTCAACCAAATGAGTTAAACGATACGACTAATGCGACTGTTTTTCATTCAAACGGGTTAGGTCAGTTAAAAGATAATTTAACAGGTAGTAACTTTCCAACCTATGTATCAGAGATTGGATTATACGATGACCAAAAAAATTTAGTAGGTTATGCTAAATTATCTAAAGCAATACCCAAGAGTCAAGTTATGCCAATGAAATTTTTATTAAGATTAGATTATTAACATACTTATATTATAGGAGAAATAACATGAAAAGTACATTGTTATCAATAGTATTATCTTGTTTCATATGTGGAGTTGTTCCACAAGAATGGAATATTCATATGGCTAATTATGAATATGCCGATGAGATTAAGAAGAAGAAAAAGAAAAAAGGTAAAAAAGTTAAGGGTAAAGAAAAGGGTAAAAAAGGTTCATGGGGAATCTTTAAAGCTAAATGGAAAAAAAAGAAAGTGGGTTAAATTATGAATAATCCTTTTACACAATTTGTTAGTTGGACTGTACAGAAAGGTGCATTAGACCATTGGACATCTTATCATATAGCAGCTGGTCTGTTTATTGCTAAGGTAGCACAATGGTTAGGTGCTAGTGACTTATGGGCAGTTCTTTGGGTTTTAATCATCGGAATCGCTTGGGAAATCTTTGAATACTTCGTAGAAGGTACAGAGGAAACTTATGGTACTGTTGAGAAGTGGGCTTGGAACACAGCATCCGATATCGTAGTTGAAGTTGGAGCAGCTTGGTGGATGGTTTTACCTGCTGGTTCATTAATAGGTTAGGAAAATAAAATGGCACAATTTACAGAAGCACAAGCTCAATCATCATCTTTAGAATCTTGTCATAAAGAGTTTACCGATGGTGACTTTGCTTATTGGGTATTGAGAGTATCGGGTTCAGATGGACAACATCATCAGTTTGTTGACCACGACTTAGAAGAAAATGCTAGTATATCTGATATTAAATCTAAATTGATTGGACATTTAACTGAATCACAATTTTATGTAGCACCAACACCACCTGTGATAAGTTCCTCAGTTGAGTTTGGTTCAAATGTCGGAGATAAACTAGGTTAATTTATAGGAGAGTGAAATGTTAAAGAAGTTATTAGTAGGGTTGTTATTAACATCTTCTGTATTAGCTGAAAACGAAATATGGAAGTTTTTAAAATATTCTACAGCATATGGTAGTTTTAGTTTAAATGCACCACGATATCAAGATGATAGATTTGCTATTGTAGGTGGATTATCTACTGGTGTTCTTGAGGTCGAGAGAACCGAAAGAGAACTAAAACCTGATTTTCAAACTTCTTTTGGACTTCGTAAGATAGGTCGTTTTCAATATGAACCAAAAAGAGGTGTTAAGTCAGCTGGTAAGGGTGGAACTTGGTACGATGGTTCAGAACAGAACTCTAACGAAAGTGCTACATTCGGACCTGTTAAAGGTTGGGAGTATCTAATCAAATGGTCAGAAGGTAGACAATGGGGTAATGATTACGAAAACCAAGAGTTTTGGTTAAGATACATCGGTGAATATCTAATGGCTAAGATTGGTTGGACAGAGTTAGGTCTTGAAGATATTAGTTATGGACAAGGTGATATCAGAATACATCTTACACCTGAAGCACTTGGAAACAAACTACACTTTTCTGTGGGTGTTAAACACAGACAACATCCTGTATACGGATTCGATGCTATGATTCTTGATACCACTTGGTATAAGGGGCAGTGGTGGAACTTTGCTGAAGATGCTTTTGGTATCGATGATAACCAATGGTTTGATCCGACAATGCAGAATCCTGATACATCGACAGGATGGCATAGTCAACAATTATATGAGATAGATCCTGTTACTGGTCAACTTAGACCAATAGAAGGTGATGGACCTTTTTGGAATGGTAGAGGTGAGTATTGGGGACATGATTGGTTGTGGAGAGATGCTAGTGGAAAGATATTTGCTTACACAGACAGAGAGTATTTTATCTACCACTTCCCACGAGAGTTAGAAAGATACATTGGTGGTAAGAAAAAAGACTTAGGATATCAGAGTGAAACATCTTTGGTATTAGGTATTGATTTTTATCACTACGATGAGAATTGGTGGATACATACATGGGGTAATTGGTTACCCATACATTATGGACACACCGACCATGCTTATCATAACGCTGCTCATTATCAAACTCATTTAGAGGAAGGTAAAGAAGCTAGTGATTTTATGTTCATGGAGCCGATGTGGCATGATTGGAATGACTATGACTTTGGTGCTATCTTTGGTGTAAAGATAAAAGATAACTTAGGTGTATTTACTGAGGGTAGATACTTATATTATTGGGAACGACCAGCATACGACATTAAGTTTGGTATGAACTATCAGTTTGTAGGTTGGTAAATAGGAGAAAACAATGAAGAAATGTGATTGTTGTGATTGCTGTAATTGTGGGTGTGGATGTTAGAATGAAGAGATTGTTATTATTAGTAGGATTGTTGTTTTGGAGTTGTGAAGATGACAGAACAGAAGAACCATTAGTAGAGAACATTCAGATGTGGGTTAATGGTACAGAGATTATAGCTCGTGAATACTACGAGAGTATCACTACATACGGAGCATCTGAAGTACAAGAAGATGGTTCTGTAAAGAAGATATTCGTACTACACTTTCAGAGAGAAGATGGTAGGATTACACCTGAAAAGGAACATTACGCTTTGATTATGTATGACAATGCTGGTCAAGATAATGGACAACCAATAGATGAAAAACTATACTTAGGTGGTACACAAATGGATTCATTACTACTACAAACTACAAGTGGTAGAATCACATTAGAGATTGTAGGTCTATCTGATTACACAGAGTTCTCACAAGCATCAATCGATAAGTATGAAGATGGTTTGGTAAGTGGTATGGCTGATGGATACTTCTTCAATCCATACAGAGACGAAATGCAACATGGTATAATAATATTTGATAACTTGGAAGTAGGAACAGATCCTGAGGCTACTTTCTATCAAGGAATATATTAGTGAATGGTGATATCAAAATAGGAAAGTTACTTTGTGATGAGGACATCATTACGAAGAGACAACTAAACAAAGCCTTACAAAAACAGGTTAAGGGAGACAAACGTACTCTCGGAGAGATACTTGTTGATTTAGGTTTTTGTGATTTTGATGAGATTACCAATGCTCTTTTAAATAATGATTCTGATACAAAGAAACATGAAGAGAAACAACAAGAGATTGTACCTGATGTCAAAGACATTCCTCCTGTTGAGCCAGAACCTATAGTAGAAGAACCAAAGAAAGAAGAACCAATAGAACTATCTGAAGAAAAAGTTATGGGTACAAAATTTACAATGTCACTACAGACATTGGGTGCTTTAATTGCTGTGATAGCTAGTGGTATCGGTGGTTACTATATGTTACTACAAGAGATAGAAGAAGCAAAACAATTACCAGAACCACCATCTATCGAATCTATATTTGGTGATGAGTATCCATCTAAACCTGATGGACATAACTGGCCTCGTTCATACGAACAATACAAAACACAAGTTGGTGGACTACAAAAAGATATGGATGATGTATTCGATATCATTGATGAGTATGAAGAGAAGATTGAAGAATTAGAAAAATTAGTATCCAACCTTAGAGTAGAGGTTGCTAAGAAGAAAGATAAATAGGAGTTATTTATGAGATATTTATTGTGGTTATTTTTAATCCTTTCTGTATCACTCGGACAGATAAACGATAAGAATTTCAAAGAGAAGGTAAATGGTGGAATGGTTGTCGTAATAGTTACTGCTGAGTGGCAAGAACAAGACTTTGATGAGGATATTCTAAAGGGTGTAAAAGGATATCAAGATTGTAAGATTATCAGAGTCAAGAGTGAAGATGCTCCAAAGGTTGTAAAGAAACTTAGATTCAGAAACTTTCCATCATTAGCTCTATTTTACGATGGTTCTAAAAAGAAAACTTGGAAAGCTGATATGGATGGGGAGTTAGATATTGATAATCGTGACATTAAAGGTTCTATAGATGATGTCCTAGCAGAAGATGTATTCTAATGATACACCTTGTTTAATTTTGTTACATGTGTAACATTTTGAAAACCTCACTTTTTAGTGGGGTTTTTTTTGCACTCCTCTAACTTCAACAATAATACAAAATAAAAAAAAATTTAAAAAAACGGGTACTTTGGTACACTTCTTGTATTATATAGGTAACAACATTAATACGGAGAACCGAAATGTATAAAACAATAAAAGAAATCTTGAATAAAATATTCAAGACACTTAAAAAAAGAAATGGAAACTCACTCGCTGAATTTGCTGTTACCACAGCTATGATGGCAACTCTTGCTACAACAGCTGCTCCACGATTTGCTAGTATTGGTGAGTCTGCTAAAGAAAAGAAGACTATGGCAAACATAGATAGAATTATAGCAGCTGCTAACAATCACTATATGGAATCATTAGAACAAGAAGGTCGTGGTAGATTTCCAGGACAAATAAAGTATAATGTTCCAGTAGGTGGTGTAGATTTAGGAGAAGGACAATTAACTGTAGATGCTTTGGAGGCATTTCAAGATAACATTTTACCTGGTCTAACATCTGCTGACGATGATATAGGTTCATACTTTGTATATGCTTTTGCTTTATCATCTGATGACCAAGATGCTGTAGAACAAGGAATATTAGTATCAGGATCTAATGCTGGATATGATACAGATGCTCCTTTTGTAGCTGATGAACTTAGATTTCAGTTTTCTCGTGCTCTTGTAGATTCACCTTACCAAGATGGTGCATATGTGATATTAGTAATACCTGGTAGTGGAACAGGAACACTTGCTGAACCACCAGCGTTAGTTGTAGCTGATATGGAGAATCCAGCTAAACTACATAAAACTTTAGTACCTTAATCTTAACTTCATAACATGAAAGGCAATATAATGAAGAATAACAAAAACGGGTTTACCTTAATAGAACTTATTATGGTAATGATAATATTAGGAGTATTATCTGCTGTCGCTATACCAAGATACTTAGAGACGATTGAAAATGCTGAAGAAGCAGCTGAAGATGCTGTCATAAGTAATATTGGAGTGGCTTTAGAAAACTATGCTATTCACAAGTTAGTGAAAAGTGGTAGAGGAATATGGCCAGATAATCCTTTTGATGCTCTAAAAGAAAAACCACAATCATATACTAACGATGGAACAAACGCTGATTCTGATAACGAATGGACATTCGTAGTAGGAACACCATCTTATATCACTCATCAAAGAGCTGATAATAAGAGATTTAAATGGGAGTATGATGCTGGAATCAACACAGGAACAGACGCTGACACTACAGGCTTTTTAGGTAGTAGAGAAAGTCTGTTAAGTGAATAATAAAGGATTCACTATGATTGAGTTGATTTTGGTGATGATAATCATTGGAATACTAGCGGCTATCTCAGTACCAAGATTCACACAAATTGTCCGACAATCTGAAGCAGCATCTGAACAAGGTGTTCTCGTAAATTTAGTTGCTGCTTTAGATACTTATAGTCAAGAACAATTCATTGAGGATGGTGTATTAAGTTGGCCTGTTAATCCTTTTGATGCTCTAAACAAAGTACCACCATCATATGATAAAACTCAATCTACACTCATGAGTGAGATGGATGATAGTGATTGGATTTTTACAGGTGAAGCAAGTAATGATTATAAAAACTCAATCGTTCATCGTAGAAAAGAAGACAGTCTAGCAGTATGGACTTATAATCCAACAACGGGTGAGATTGGATATTCTAATCCACCATACAAGCCAAATCAGATTGTGTATAGACCTGATTTACAAGGACAATAAATGACAACACTAAAAAAGAAACTACAAAAAGGGTTTTCTTTAGTTGAGTTAGTAATGGTTATGGTCATCTTGGGTATTTTAGCATCTGTTGCTGTACCTAAGATGACTAATGTACTTAGTCAAGCATCTGAAAGAGCAGAGAAATCAACAGTAGACCAAATGTGGGCTGGATGTGAATCTTATGCTAACGATAAACTAATAGAACAAGGAACAGAGACATGGCCGTTTAATCCTTTAACGACATTTGGTAGAACTCGTAATACTAAAATCACACTTGATTTAGGAGTACCTGATGAAAGAAATGAATGGCAGTTTAGTCTCATAGATGCTGGAGAACCAGCAGTATTTCACATGAGAACTGATTATGAAATATATTATTATACTTATGATAGTCTTCAGTTTGAACTTGCTGAAGAGCCAGTCAGATACATCGCCCCTTGATATTAGACAAACATCAGAATCTAAAAGAGATGTTGTTTATGGACAAGATTGTGATGATACAGAATATCGTAATGAATGGGGAACACCTAATTGGAAAAACTATGGTAAGTGGTTATCCGAATGTGACTCAATTCAATCAGTAACTTTAGATAAAGAGTTTGCTGAAAGGCAAAAAAAACAACAAAGAGAAAAAGCCATACAAGATAGTATAGAAGCATTAGAATATGAAAATATAGATTTAGATGTGGATGCTATGTGGGAAAATACGGTATGGGAAGAAATTCAAGATGTTACAGATGTATATGGTGAAGTAGAACAAATCACAGCAGTTGCTGGTGTTCGTGGAGCAGAAGCTGAAGACGAAGCATTAGAACATCTTTATTATAGAAAGTCCATGAAAAAACTAGCATTAGAAGATTTACAAAAAGCTTATGGTAAGTTAAAAATCAAAAGAGACGAACTTATCAAGGTTAATCCCAATCATCCAAAACTTAAAAAGATAGATAATCTAATATCTCAGTTAGAATATAAAATGAAAAAAGTTTAACATCTGTCTTTCCACTTTACGTTATATTTATAAATGTAATGGTACATCTAAAAGACATATTCAACGAACTCATAGAAGACAACACCTGTGTCAATTGTGGAAATATCGTAGATGAAAATTTACGAAAGTGGTTTAAAGACCGATGGGTAAATATCGGTAAGAAAGATAAATCAGGTAAACACCCACCATGTGGTACAAGTGGTAAGAAGAGAGGATACGCTAAATGTGTTCCAGCTTCTAAAGCATCTCGTATGACTAAAAAAGAAAAAGAATCTGCTACTCGTAGAAAACGAGCGGCTCAGAATAAAGCTGGTAGAGGTGGTAAGGCATCACCAGGACAAGGTAAGGCACCAATAAGAGTTTCTACCAAACCAAAGAAGTAATGTCTATACCTTGTGGATATAAGAAGAATACGGAAACTGTAGCACAATACAGAAAAAGGTGTGGTGGAAGACCATTGGGTATGATTATGAAAAATGTAGGTGAGAGTAAAGACGAAATTAAAGTTTTACAAAACTTTCTTACAAAACATACAAAATCTGCTAAGAAAGCCTCTTCTATGATTAAGAAATATTATAAGAAAGTCAAAAAACAATTCAAAGGAGATTCTACAAGAGATGTAGCGATGGCTATTGTAGGCTATGATGCTTTAGGAGAAAATAAAGATTTGTTCAAAATGTACACACAGGCTATGAAAATGTTGCCTGGTTCTCCTAAACAAAAAGAACTTATAAAGAAAATTAGTTCTTTACGAAAAAAATTAAAGATGGATGAAGCTCCAAGAAAACCTCGTAAGAAAGGTCAACATAGGAACTCACCAAATCATTCAGATTTGTATACGGATGAGAATCCAAAAGGTACAATAAAAGGATTGAAGTTTGCTACTGTACAAGATGCTGAGAAATCAGTATCCAAAATAAAGAATAGTGGTAAGTCTCATGCTCATAAAATACAGGCAGCTGTTGCTATGGAACAAAGAGCTAGAGAGATGGGTAAGTCATCTCAGGCTGCTGTGTATAGAAGATATATAAATAAGATGAAAAAGAAGACCAAAAAGAAAAACGAAGGGTGGTCTGATAAATATAAGAAAAGTATTGATTGTAATAATCCGAAAGGATTTAGTCAGAAGGCACATTGTGCTGGAAGAAAAAAAAGAGAATCGGTAATGGAACATACTTGTCACGATTGTGGTCAACCAATAGATATAAACGAAGCTGGATTTAAGTTTGTTATTAGAAACAAGAAGAAGGTAAAGAAACTTATCTGTCCACCTGGTACAAAAGCTAAAGGTAGAAAAAAGTGTGTAAGAATGACTGGCGCTGAAAGAGTTAGAAGAGCCAAAGGTTTAAAAGTAACTCGTAGAAAAGCAAAAGCTAAAATAGCAAAAACTCTACGAAAGAGGGCAAAGAGTATGAAGAAAAGACAAAGTATGATTGGAGAATCTTTAAAGTTAGAAGAGTTGGTTGGTAAACCAATTACAGAAGCTCAGTTTGATGAAGCAGCTGGTAAGAAAGATGCTTGTTATCACAAGGTCAAAGCTCGTTATGATGTATGGCCGTCAGCTTATGCTAGTGGTGCTCTTGTAAAGTGTCGTAAAGTCGGTGCTAAGAATTGGGGTAATAAATCTAAAAAAGAAAATGTATCAGAATCATATGATATATGGATGGAAGATGGTTCTTGGGGATATACATTAGATGGTATTGTTGAAGCTGAATATCAAGGTAGAAAAGTAAAACTTGGAAAACCAATGCAAGGTGATTCTAAAAAGTTTAAAGTATATGTGAAGAACGACAAAGGAAATGTTGTTAAAGTTAATTTTGGACATGGTGGTTCTTCAGCAAAAGGTAAGACTATGAGAATCCGTAAATCTAATCCTAAAGCTAGAGCTAACTTTAGGGCACGCCACAATTGTGATAATCCAGGACCAAGATGGAAAGCTCGTTATTGGAGTTGTAAAAAATGGTAAAATTAAAAGACCTATTAACAGAAGGTGTTTTAGACCAAGGCATACTCAAAGCAGTATTTCTTGCTGGAGGACCTGGTAGTGGTAAATCATTTGTTGCTGGTGAGATATTTGGAATACCAAAGAAAGTAAATGTATCAGCTTATGGATTGAAACTTGTAAATCAAGACAAAGAATTGGTTCGTATGTTAAACAAATATGGATTTGGTACGGACTTGGATGATATGCCAGAAGAACTATTTAGACAACTTACAGATCCTGATTACGAAGATTATAGTGGATTAAGAGGTAGAGCTAAAGAACTTACCAAACAAAGACAGAAGATGTATATGGATGGTAGGTTGGGTATGATAATAGATGGTACAGGTCATAAATATCAAAAGATAGTAAAACGAAAAAAAGAATTAGAAGATATAGGTTATGATTGTTACATGGTATTCATTCATACTGATTTAGATGTAGCACAAAAAAGAAACATGGAAAGACCAAGAAAACTTAATCCTGAAATTGTAGAAACTGGATGGAATGAAGTTCAAAAAAATAAAATATACTTTCAAGGTCTTTTTGGAAATGCTAACTTTATGATGATAGATAACTCAAATACCTTAAGTCCAAAACAGGCAACCAAAAAATTTAACATGTTGGTTAAAAAAGGTATCGGTTCTTTTATTAAAAAACCAGTTAAAAACTACCGAGGTAAAAAATGGGTAGAAAGACAACTTATACTTAAGGGATTAAAATGATAAGTCTTATAAAATTATTAGAACAGAAATATAAAGAATGTCCACCATCTACACAAGATTTAGAATTAAATACAAAGAACAGAGATGCTACTGTTAGAGATTATAATTACGGTCCTCTTAATGTGGATGAACCAGGTGACTATTGGGAAAAAGTTGCTGACAAATGGAACACTACTGTAGAAGCAGCTAAAACATCTTTATGTGCTAATTGTACAGCATTTGATATTTCACCAAGAATGTTAGAATGTATGCCAGGTGAAACATCAGATGATGATGGAGTCTTGGGATATTGTTGGATGCATCATTTTAAGTGTCACTCTGCTAGAGCTTGTCATACATGGGCAAAAGGTGGTCCTATAAAAGACGATAAGATTTCTTACATTTGGGGTAAGAAAGCATTTGGTGGAAAAGACAAAAAAGATGATTAAACTTTTAGATTTAATTACTGAAAAAATTATCTTGGATATTAAACCAGGAGATGTTATATTAGCTGGTAGATTTAAAAACAAAAAGGTTGTTGTTAAATCCATAGGAAAAGATGAACATGGAATGCCAACAATAAACGGAAAAAAGGTTGTGAATTTTAGAATACCACCAAAGAATGAAATAAGAGAAAGAATTGATTTTCTTGATACAGCAGAACAACTTGTAAAGAAAGCTGGATTAAAATCAAAGGTTGTCATAACCAAAAGAAAAGATACAAAAGCTGATTATAATGTAGATAATGATACTATTTATATAAACCCGACATCAGATGTTAAAGATTTCTTAGTTACAGTATTTCACGAAATAGACCATGCTAAAGATGCTCAAAAGTTCGGAAAGAAAAAGTACAAAGATAGATATGAGATGGAGATGAATAAGGCAGTTGCTAGGGGTGGAGACGCTCATGATGATAATTACTTTGAAAAGAAAGCAGAAAGATATGGTCGTAAAGCAGCTAAAGACTTTCTAAGGATTAATAAGAAGAATATTTATAAGTGAAAAAATTAGGTTTGGATGCCTCAACAACTACAGTAGGATATGCTTTTGTTGATGGTAAAGAAGTTATAGACTTAGGGTTTATCCCTATTCAAAAAGAAAAGTCTATCAGAGATAAAGTTCAATTAACAATGGATACCATAACGGAGTTAGACCCGTTTGACCAAGTTGAACAAATCTACATAGAAGATAGTCTTTCTGGTTTTAGTCGTGGTAGAACATCACAACAGACAATCATTAAACTCGCAAAGTTCAATGCAGTATTGGTATATTGTTTAGAGTTTGCTTACGGAGAGATAGTAGATGGTATCAATCCAATGACAGCAAGAAAACATCTCTTTGGTAAGGCTCGTAAACAAGGAGTTACTGCAAAAGATTTTGTAAAAAAAGAAATAAATTGCTTGTATAATTTAGAAGAATATGTTAAATTAACTAAGACAGGATT